CCTGATAGTTCGTCCCATGTCCCAGGCGCTTTGCGGCGTCACGATAAGTGAAGGATCGGTAGAAATGCTGGTCGGCTATCGCGCGGTCATCGCTGGCATTGTTGGTCCAAGAGAGGTGGCGGAAGGCTCCTCGCGCTACTTCTGTGTGCAAATCCCCGGACTCACAGGCGTCTAGGTAGCGGCTGTCGCGGAACAGGTTCCAATGGATAGCGCCGACACCACGCGAGTCGCCTTGCTCGAGGTCAATGTTGCAGAACTTCATGCCGGGATCAGCGACGAAGACGGAGCGAAGGAGGTTCTCGACGTTCTGTAGGTTGGTTCCGGTCCCAAAATCACTGTAAGAGGACGCCAAGCGGCCCGTAGTAGTCCCTGCGATGTTGAACGAAGTACGCAAACGGCCATCTGGGTCTACTGCTGTCTGGAGAAACGACACTTTCTTGCCGAGGTCGCGGAGTGCGAAAACGTGCTTGATGATCGGCTCGGCCAGCATGTAACACTCAAGGTTCTCGAGGGCATCACGGTCGGCGGTTGGACCGGAAAATCCATCTGGCCGACGCTTCCGCTGCACCGGGAGGCCTAACTTATCGTAGAGAAGCTGGCACATATCCTTGTTGGAGCGCCAAGATGAGGTGGCACGCCACTCGGAGAAGCTGATACCGTCGCGGACCAAGGCGTCTAGCTGTTGCTCGAGCGTCACCATCTTGGTGCGATAGTCGGCGAGCACCTCGTCTCTTCGCCACAGATCTACGCGGAGGCCACGTGTATTCATCTCGAGGATCGGACCTTGCAGATCGCGGCTGAATCGGTACGTTGCGGCGGTGACCTCGGTCACTTGAGGCAGCAATGCCCCAAGTACCTCGTGGGTTATGCAGCAGTCAAGGCCGTTGTAGACCCACAACGCATCGTTATGAGAGAGTCGATCGGGGTCAATAGTTCTGGTCGCGATCTTGCGCAATGTAGCGTTCCTCTATCGGGATATGGCGTGATTGCGCCAGTATTTTTGCGTTGACCATCCCCATCGACCAGCCGAGGTCGCAGTAAAAGCACACCGCCTCGGCTGATGCCCACCATGCGTATCCCAAAGTGATGCCAAGTTCACGCTCGTAAGGGACGGTATCATCAAGAGCATCGGGGTAGAGGAGGTGGGATAAGAATGGGGCCTCGCCACGGTTGATAGAGTTCTTCATTGCGGAGATGGCGTATGCGATGTTGCGTCGCGCTGTTCGAGAGTTTAGTGCGCGGTAAGGAGACTCGACGATAACGCGGCGGAAGGGGATCATACGTCTTCCCTCTTCAACGTGGTGCGATGTCGCATCTGTTTCCAGGCGGGCTCGTCCGAATACAGCGAACCAAGAAATCCAAGGCTTTTCTGCACTTCTGGCTGGAGGGCGTGATGGAGTAGCATTGTATCATGAAGGCAATTTGCGACTGTAATACCGTATCCGCGCCAGATGTAGTGGAGGTCATATAGACCGTTTTGAAAGACTTTAGGCACTGGCAATCCGCAAATTCTTCTGACCCATTCCCAAACAAGGGGTTCATCGACTTCACTCCAATAGCTATTGTCGCCCTTGGTGTTGTCCCAGATTGGCACGACGAGGGCTTGGCCTGGCTCCCACGCGAAGCCGATGCAAGTTATTTGGCCCTTGGCCGTCTCGATGTCGATTGCGAGCAATCGACTCCGTTCGATCTGCCGGAAGGCGTCGATGATGTCCTCGATAGACTCAGGGATGTAGATGGTGCGATCGGGACGGCTGACCGTGGCGGTAGCAGACTCGCGATGGGCCTTAATGAGATCGCTAATGACGATGGGCCGCATGTTGGCTGCGCCGCGTAACAGGTAGGCAGGGTGGAAGGTGGCAAGGAACTTACCATAAGGAGTGTCGCTGATGGTACCACGCTTGCGTGTGATCTGACCCGCGCCAGTAGCGAACCACAAGGCGGTCGCCCCGAGGCCGACCAAGATGTTCGGCCTCCATGTAGCTAACTCCTCGCGAAGCCGGTCGAGCTCGGGATAGAACTCGGCACGGAGGTATTTTCCGGCGCGGATGGGCGGAAGCCCGTCGTGGCGAGGGCCGCAGAGCGCGTCTATCCGGTTGGAAGGGGGCTGAAAGTTGAATACGTTGGTCAGGCGAATACCTGCATCCAGCAGGATGGCATCGCGGCGGCGGTACTGCCGCGCCCAGAGAGCGCCGGATAAGGCGCGACCCTGGTCTGGTGTTACCACACCGGACTCGGTAAGGAGCTTAAAAAGAAGGGCTCCTGTAGCTCCGACGAAAGGCGCCTTCGCCTCGGCCTCGTTGGCACCGTAGGCTTCGCCCAGCAGGACCATGCGAGTCACGGCGTTGACATCCTTAGAGCATTGCAAATGAGATCGTGGGCAAGCTGGAGGGCACGGCGCGGATTTACGGCCACCGTAGCGACACCCTCTTTAGTGTAGGTGATGACCTCTATACCGTTCTCAGCGGGGCGCACGATGACGCGATCAGGGGTCGATGGCACGGCGGGCGGCGTCTGCGTACTCGGGGTTGGACTCGAGTCCAAACACGTCCCTGGCGCCGAGGGCGCGTGCAGCTCGGAGTGCAGACCCACTTCCGCAGGTTGGGTCAAAGAGTCGGGTATTCCCATCGACACACATCTCGAAGAAGTGTTGAAGAGCGACGACGGATTTTTCGTGGGGATGAATTTCTCGGCTTGTTGGGGCAACGATGGAGTTAGCTTTGGTTCGGATGATCTTTCGGTCACCTCGCCAGCCAAAGAACGCCGTCTCATAAACTCGGCGTGGTCGTCGCGCAGGGTCTGGAGCGATACCCTCATTTTCACCTCGTTGCCAGATAAGCGGGTAAGGGTCGAGCTTGAAGCTATCGAGCTGCGCAAGCGCATTCCAGGTGCGAGTGTAGTGCTGCGGAGAGAACCAAAAGAATAGGTGGGCAGACTCGGCGCAGAACTTATCAAGGTGGATAGATAGGGTATCCAAGAGGAACCAATAAGTGTCAGCGGTATCGGTGTACTCGGCGTGAAGCTGGGAGTTTTGGCCTTGATGTTGGTCTGCGTCTATGCCGTAGGGGAAGTCGCAGTGGATCAGGTTGAACTTGGGGCCGGTATAGAGGGGTGCCCACAGGTGGAAGTTGGTGGTTAGGATGGGGGACTGGTGTGTATCGGTCGTTTTTCGACCCGTGTGTATAATCGCATCTTGTACTCGCCGCTCTACCTTCCGTGCCGCACTATTCTTAGCCGCCGAGAATACAGATGCGGCTCTTATCTCAGGATCGTCTTGCATCTCTTCATAAACGATTATGTGTTCTTTGACTGTAGTAGTAGACAACCCTGCCCTACGCGCAGTATCCTCGGTACGCCAACCAGGATTTTTCTTCTTGAATATCTCGTGCATACGATGAATGGCTTCAGCTCTATCTTGCCACTCTATATCCTTCCGCTTAACATTCTCTTCAAACTCTATAGCAGCTAACGTTTCTTCATCAACCTCATCTTGATATTGTGCAGCTATATGAGTCCATCCAAGGCTACGCGCCGCAAGCGTCCGGCACTCCCCAGCTACCAACAAGCCGTCTCGTGTCAACACTATTGGATGAATGAGGCCGTTCTCTGATATGGAACTGGCAAGATCGGTTATGTGTTTAGAGTCAATAGATTTACGCTGTCTGTTATGGCGGTCGATGATAATATCATCGAGCGGGAAGCTATGGAAGATACCTGATGTCATAAATGGTGGGAGGGCTTTCGCCCTCCCCCTCCCTTTAGGTGGCGCGGGCGGTGGAACCGATCTGTGCCATCAAGCGCATCGTTCCGTCATCCGACTGCATCGGGCGGTGAGTGATCGATACGAGCAGCTGTTGGCCCGGCACCCGCGACAACGACTCTTTAAGCGGCCCGGTGAGGCCAAGGGTGTTAAGGAGGAACGTCTTGAGTGTGGACATAGCGTAGGGCGACTCCCAGATGGTGTGACGAATGGTTACGTCGTGAAGGGTCTGGTTGGTCGCATCGAGGTACTCGCGCAGCGCGTCCTGATCAACGTCCGGCATCGCGGAGATCAGGCGGACGGTGAATTGGATGCCTGCCGTCTGCTTCCGTGTGGAGTTAACGTTCTCGTAGTTCCCAACGATCTGGGACAGGTAGGAACCCACCGGGATCGGTGGCACCTCCTTGATGTCTTCGAGATTGGTTTTGGCTTCTTGTTCGATCAGTTCATGTAGGTTTGGCATGGTTGGGGTTTTTCCTGGTTTGGGACTCGTATCTTACATCAAATCGGGGTCTTTTGCAAGCAGTTTTTTGTGTAGGCTGTGCATTCTCCTTTCACTTCGAGGCCCCGCGCTTAAGAAAGCGCGGCTTTGAAAAAGCGGGCAAGCCCGTCCTCCATATCGAACTCCTCTGCCATGTCGAAGGACCGGGGGTTCTTGAGGTCGATCATGTTGGTGGACCGGGTTCGGATCAACCGGCGCGTCCCGCTCTTCGTCGCCAAGGCAACAGAGGGGAAGTAGCTGGGTATCTCCGGGGATATGGCGTTCCCGACTGCGACCGGGAAACCCTTCGTTTGGCCGTCTCGCTCCATGTATTTGACGTGAGCGATCACGATCACATTGGTCCCAAAGGACTCAGCGGTGACGTAGGCGATCGTGTTCATGAGAGCTTGCTGGGCGGTGTGGTAAAACTGCTCGGGTCGCACGCCCCGGATCGGGACGCCCTCCGCGAACGTCGCCGCTCCCAAGAG